TGCTATTTATAAGCTTGATACAACTGTCACTCCATATTCTTTAACTTCTCAAGCCTTCTCAGGAACTCCTCAGACCATCAGTAATGGGAACTGGCAATGGGTTAACTTTAATGATGAATTCTGGGGTGTCCAGAGTAGTCATAAAGTGGTTAACTTTGACGGTACTAATTGGTACGATATGGAGGACTTAGGGACTTATCTTGCCCCTGCCGGGATTACCACTTTTGATCCGTCCTGTGCTTTAGGTGAATTTGGACGTATGTGGTACGGTGGTGTTACTGAGGCTCCTGGTGTGGTATTCTACTCCGATAACTTAATTGGAGAAGCTCTTAGTGGTGGTGCGTCTGGTATTGTAGACTTAAAGACTGTTTGGGGTAATGACGAAGTAGTTGGTTTAGGCTCCATTGAAAATAAACTGATTATCTTTGGTAAACAAAATATTGTAATCTATACTGGTGCAGATGATCCTGCTAATATGGTTTTAGATGAAGTCATTAAAGGTATTGGTCTTGCAGGTAGGGATAATATTTCCTACGTAAATACTGACATTATTTTTATGAGCTATGAAGGCTTAAGAAGCTTAACTCGTACTGTCCAGAATGACGGTAAGTCTCCTATTGATGATTTATCTTTAGCTATCCGTAACGACCTTACTCGTCTTTTAGCTTCGGCGGATTTAACTACTGTAAAGTCTAGTTATTACCCTGAAGACGGTATTATAGTTACGTTTTTTCCTGGAAGTCGAAAGTGCTATGTTTTTGATATGATTCTTTTTGCTTCTCAGAATCGTCCTAGGATCACTACTTGGTCCTTTACATCAGCCCCTTTATGTGGATTAGGGACTATTGACGGTACTTTATATTTGGGCTTAAGTGACTCCGTAGCTGAATACTCTGATTACTATGATGTAACCATTTCTGATGTAACTGGTACTTATGGAAACCAGTCGGTATGTGAAGCTGCTAATAATACCTGGGAAACCTCAACTTGTTGGAGTTACACTAACAATAATTATAATTACACTTGGCAGTCGGCTTGGTTAGATTTGAATAACCCCGTCATTGCTAAAATTGTAAAGGCAGGTTTATTTACATTTGTTGGAGGCAGAGGAGCTACTTCTGAAATCTTTATTTATAAAGACTACGATAGTGGTTCTCCGTACTCTAAGTCATTTTCCTTAACTACACAAGGGACTACTTATCTTTACGGTAAACTTAATTCCCTATATGGTGCAGCTATTTATGCTTCTCCTTCAACTGCTAAAGAATATAAAGTTCCCTTAGGAAGAACTGGTCGAGTGATTAGGTTAAAAATGACTACAGAAGTTAATGGCAATTACTCAAGCTTGGTCAATACGACCTTACTCACAAAACAAGGTAAAATTAGGTAAAGAGGAATAATAATATGTTAGGTGGTCTATTTGATGCGGTAGGAAATTTCTTCACAAAGAATGCTTCTGATCTAGTAGGGGCAGCTATTGGTGGAGGGCTTAGTTACCTAGGTGCTTCTCAAAAAGCCGATGCTGCTACGGCTGCAGCACAGGCTCAGGCAGACGCTATGAGGGCTAATGCTGCCGCTGCGGAAGCTGCTGCACAGCCTTGGGGTGTAGGTTCCTTAGGTGGTACTGCAGGGTTCGATGAAGCCTCACGTACAGCCCTTCTTAACCTATCCCCAGAATTACAGAACATTTACGCTGGTGCTTTAGAACGTAGCGGTCTATGGGGTACTCAAGCTCTGGCCTTAGGTGCTGATCCTTTTGAGTCCGCTAATCGTTTATATGATATTCAACAGCAATATTGGGACCCTAAAGAAGCTCAATTACGTACTGACCTAGAGAGTCGTTTGTTGGCTCAAGGACGTCTTGGGACCACTGGCGGTCAACGTACTATGGGTGAACTTGAAGAATCTATTGGTGCTTTGCAACAGGCCCGTAGAAATGAATCTATGTCTCAGGCTCAGTCTTTGGTCAACGAACTTCTTGGTAGGGAAACTTCAGACATTGGTCAAGCCGTTGGTCTCCTTAATATTCCACTCCAACAAGCCAACGTAGGGATGGGCCTAGGCGGTCAACTCGGGGACGCTGCAGCAACAGCTATGTCTGCACGTAACGCAGCCGCCGCAACACGTTATCAACCTCAAGCGTTGTCCGCTAGTGGTACAGCCCTCTCAGGACTTGGAGGGTTGTTCTTGGATCGTCTACGTCCTGAAAAAAAAGAATAATAGAGTATTAACATGGCTATTACTGGACTACTTGGTGGAAACATTCCGGATTGGTTAGGCGATTGGTTACTTGATCCGTCGTCAAGTCAAGCCTATACGTCAACGATTCCAACATGGTTGAGTGATTGGGCATTTGAACAGCCTAGGTATAGACAAACTACATCCGCCTTATCGCCATACAGAACACAAGTATTCTATAGTCCTTTGGTAGAAGGAGCGCAAGGGTTATTTGACTCCTTAGGAGGAGACCCACAGGCTGGTCCAGGTGGGACCGGGATTTCAGGTCCAGGAGCAGTATCCCCTACTGGAATGGAATCAACCGCCACTACAGCAACTGGGAAAAGTATTAGCGAATTAGCTGCATTAGCAAGCCTAGGGTTTGAAAATCAGGCTCAAAAATCGTTAATGCAAACTGTAGCGGCATTAGCTCCTGTCCCTGGAATTAGTGCTGTTGTAGGTCTCGGACAACTTGCAAACCAAGCTGCGGCCAGAGAAGAGATTAGTAAGATTGTTGATTTTGCATTTTTGGATGAATTTAGTGATGAAGAGTTTGGAACACTCCAGGCTTTAGCTAATCAATCTTTATTCGGTGGTATGTTTGATGAAGATCCTTTAGCTGAAGTAAAAGGTTTGTTTAGTAATATTGGTGAGCAGGAAGGATACGGTGTACCTAATTATGGTGAGGAAGAGGTTGCCGAAGCGATAGCACAAGGTTTGGAACCGTTTGGTGGTTTGGGAATGAGTCCAGACGCTGCAGCGGTTTCAGGGCTAGATTCTGCAGCTGCAGCGGACTTAGGCGCTGGAAGTCCAGAGGGCGGTGAAGGAGGAGATGGTGGTGCCTCAGGACCAGGTGATGGTGATCCAAAGATAATTTGCTCTATGATGAACCGTATGTATGGCTTTGGATCGTTCCGTAATAACATCTGGCTACATTATCAAAACACTTTACAGCCTCAAGAGGAGTATGAGTTAGGTTACCATAAAGTATTTATGCCTCTTGTTAAACGGATGCCCACCAATAAACTAATCCGGAAGAGTCTGGAGTATTGGGCGAAGCAAAGAACACAGTCTATACGTAAGGAACTGCGAGGGGAAGACATTGGTTTCAAACATAAACTTCTTCGGAAACCTTTAGAGGCGTTATTCTTCGGTGTAGGCAAATTGATTAAAAAAGGTGTACTCAAGAAAGCGGACATTACACCGTTGAAAGAGATGGAGATTAAAGAAAATGGCTAATGAATTCTCAGGACTCTTTAAGAACAATATTACCCCTCAGGACGTCTATGACAAGATGGGTCAAGAGCGTGAAGCGCGTATCCGTCAGGCAATGGCAGACAATATCTCTGGTGGTGGTAACTACTACTCTAGTCTAGTTGCTAGAGCTAATCAACAGCTGGCTGAAGCTTTACGTGGTGGTGTAGACGTCTTTGGTACTAAAGCAGGTATTCTTCGTGAAGACCCTAGGCTTGCCAAGGCTCGTAAACTAGCCACTGATAAAAAAGAAATCATGGACATCATTGGTAAGTTTTCAGACCCCACTAGCCCTGGTGGTTCAGAGATTACTGAACAAGAACTTAAGGTTGGCTTTGCTGAACTGATGAAGCGTGGGTATCCTAATGAAGCTCAACAATTCATGACTAATGCTTTAGCTATGCGTAAGTTGGATATTTCAGAAGGAACTATGAAAGCTCAGCAGACTTCGGCCTTAGCAAAACTACAAAAAGCTGCTGCTGGTTCTAATGATCTTAAATTTGAAGGACCAGTTATGAGGGCTAAAGATGGTTCTCTATGGCAAAGTGCTTCTACAGAAGGTGGTCAGGTTAAATTTATGAAGCTGGCTGGTGGTGCTGACGCTAAATTTGATCCAGAAGGTGCAGTAATTGTAGACACTAAAGGTCAAACCTTTATTGAGCGTGTTAAAGAAGCAGGGGCAACTGCAGAAGTTCAGGAACAACCTAAACGTACCACTGCACAATTGAAAGAGCAATGGAAGCGTGAAAGCGCTAGACTTCAAAAAGATTTAAACATTGAACAAGCTCAAGCTGAAAAACTAGCATCCTTAAACTTAACTAGCCGTGATAATTTTATTCAAGCTGGTGTTATTGCACGTAAAGGCTTAAGTAATGCTCGTCAGCTTCTGGAGTTGTCTAAGCAAATCAAAGGTGGTAAAGCTAACGAAGCCTTACGTGAATTTGGACGTATCTTTAACATTGAAGCTAAGAACGAAGCATCATTCAGAACTCAATCTCAAATGATGATGATCCAAGCACTAACACAACTGATGGGGGCTAAACCAACCGATAAAGACCTTGAGGAATTAGCTAAAGCGTTCCCTGGTCCGATGCAGACTACTGAAGCAAATATTGCTATGTTGGAGAGAATCATAAAACGTCTTGAGAGTGATGCAGAGGCTGGAGATTTCTTCAGTGAAAGCTCTTCTAGGACTCCTTCTGACTATTTAATTTACTTACGTCAAAAAGATACGCCTAAAGCTCAAGAGCGTAAGAAGGTTAACTTTGGAGACTTAAAATAATGGATGTAACATTACCTAATGGTACGGTTATTGAAGATGTTCCAGAAGGAATGTCTAAAGCTGAAATTTATGAAAAAGCAATTAGAAACGGACTAGCAACTCCTGAAGATTTTGGCGAGTATAGACCAACTGTGGAGTTTGACCCTGAAACTTTTATTACAGAACCTAAAACACCTAGAACTCCCGGTGAATTTCTTTCCGACACTGGAGACCAAGCCATTAAATACTTGAAGGGTAATATGGAATTACCTATGGGCCTAGGTGGTAGTGTTGCAGGAACTTTAGCTGGAACACCGTTTGGACCACCAGGAATGCTTGCCGGTGGTATAATCGGTGGTTCAGTTGGCTCCGGTATTGGTGCAGCTACTTCTGATGTTCTTTCTGGTGAGGATATTGACGTAGGAAATGCGTTAAAGGAAGCCGCTATCTCTTTAGGTATTGATGTAGCTACTTTAGGACTTGGTAAGTTAGGTAAAGCAGCCTATACCGGTATTAAAAAAGCTATGTCCGAAGGTGTTCCTGTAGAGACTATTGCCAAGAAGTTAGCTACCGGGGAAGCTGCCGACTTCGGGACTGAGTATTCCCGTATTCAGTCACAAGAATTAGCTGAGGCTGGTGGTTTAAGTTTGACTCCGTTTCAGGCAGGTATTCAATCCAAATGGCAGTTATGGAAAGAGAATTTAAGTCGTACTGGTTTCCTTTCTAAAGGTACATTTGAAGACACTGAGATGGCTATGGGTAGTTTAGTTAGAGATGAACTAGATACCTTAATCGGTCAGTCCTATCGTATGTCTTCTGATGAATTAGGCCAAGGTATTTCAAGTGTAATATCAGAGGCACGTAATGTTATCTCTAAAGAATATGGAGATAAACTAACTGAAATTAGTACAAAGCTCTCAAAGAATACTGTCAACTTAAAACCTTTGAATTCAGCCATTGATGGTTTTCTTAAGGCGAATAGAGACTCTTTAGGTAATTCCATTCTAAATAAGAAAACAATGGAAGTTGTAGATGAACTTAAAGGACTAATGACGGACGTAGATAAAGCCCCTGCGTCATTTCTGTTAGACTTTGACAAAGCATTGAATAAGAAAATCAATGAAGTGTCTAACTTTGGATCACCTTCTTTTGACCCTAATACTGCCAGGGAATTGGTAAGTTTATCTAAACGGGTTAAAGTGCGTATCCGTTCAGAGATGTCTATGGTTGATCCTGTAGCCGGTAATGAATACAAGAAATTACAAAAGGCTTACTCAGGAGACGTCACTACGTTATTTCCTGAAGTAAATACTTCTTTTGTTCGTAATGCCAATAAAGGACTATATTCGTCAATCGGGAATATGTTTACCGTTGGGAATAAGGTTGAAAATATTCAGGCAGTATTAAAGTCTATTGATAAAGCGTACAGTAAACTCTCACCACAAGAACTTAAAAAACTTCCGTTCCAGTCTGCTGATGAAGCTAAACTAGCTATTAAAGAGTCCTACATGGAGTCAGTACTTGGTAGTTTAGGCACGGACCCTTTAGACCCAAAAAGGTTTGTTTCGGAGGCTAAGAACTTAATTGATCCAACTCATGCGAAGAAAGCTAGAGTAATCTTAGGTAAGGATTTCAATAGTTATAAGAAGCTAGTCAACTTAATGGCTACTGCTTCTCAAAAACCGGAATCTGGATTAGCTACTCTATTTCTACGTGGT